CCGCAGCACTTGTCAGAGCCCTATAGTCTCCGATCAGGTTGTCGTTTTGCTTTCTGGCAACCTCTGAGGCCGAACCCGATTTTTTGACGTTATTGGCAAACTCCTGAAGAGCTCCAGAACCAGCTTGTTCCATGAGAACAAAAGCTCCGGACATCGCTTCGGTATCAAAAATTGCTTTTGTATAGGCAGAACGCTGAGAATCGGTCATCTTGACCATTGCTCGGTTGAGATCGGCCAAAATGTCCGGAATCTTCCTCATATTGCCTGCAACATCGGTCGTTTTAACTCTCAATGCGTCAAGGGCGTCCGCGCCCTGTTTGCTCGGCGCTGACAATCGGAGCATTACTGCTCGGAGGGTGGTGCCAGCCATGGAGCCCTGAATACCAGCGTCACCCAATTTTCCAGCCATTGCTGCGGCTTCCTCGATAGAAACACCGAGAGATTTAGCCACCGGGGCGGAATACTTCATTGTTTCGCCGAGCATGGTCAAGTTGGTATTGGACTTAGTAAACGTGTTTACCAAGACGTCCCCAACTCTTCCCATTTCAGAAGCATCCAACCCCATACCGGTCAAAATATTCGAGCCAATATCAGCTGCAGATCCGAGATCGATTCCACCAGCTGAAGCCAAATCCAACATCCCCGGCATGGATTTCAAAATCTGATCTTTGCTGAAACCGGCCATAGCCAAAAATTGCTGTCCGGAAGCCGCTTCAGACGAGGACCAAACAGTGGACTTACCCAGCTCTTTTACCTGTTCTCGAAGCGCCAAAAGGTCTTCTCCTGATGCACCGGAAACAGCGCCAACTCTCGCCATCGCCGAGTCGAACCCGGCTCCGGTTTGAACCATTGACGTCATTTTTGCACCCAGCGCCAGGCCGGCTGTGGAAGCATAACCAACGTTGTCTCCCATCATGGAGCGTCCGTCCCGGTAACGCTCAAGACCACGATTTGCTTTCCCGGAAAGCTTGGAAAACCGCTCTTGCTTGGCAATTAGCTGTCCCATTGTCATTCCGGCAGTTTTTGCGGAATTTTCAAAGGCAACAAGAGCGTTTTTCTGTTCTAACCATGCCTGTTTTGACTTTATCGAAACGGTATTTAAGCGCTCAAACTCTTTGACCAATCGCTCGGACGGGCTGGACATTCCGAGAAGTCGCTGGCGAAACTTTTCTGCTTGAGCTGCCGATTCAACCCAGGCCTTTTTAGCAGCCTCAGTCGCATTCCTGCGAGCGACGGCACCCTTAACGTCTGCGGTCATCTGATCCAGAGCTTTAACGGAACGGGTAAGTGAATCCGTTTTCTTTTGGGCTTTATCCATCACGGTGGCGAAGTTCGCCTGGAGAGCTGCGCCAACGATGAATGCCATCTCGAAAGTCTTATTAAATGGCATGATTTAATCCATAAAAAAACCGCCATGAAGGCGGTTTCTGTAAAAAGGTTCTTAATTATTCTTTCAATTCCGGAAGGCGGTAGATATGCCGTCTAAACCAATTAATGTGAGATGTCTTTATTACAGCAATCAGCAATAAAGTCCAGAAAAAAGCACAATAGGCCAAATCCCGATAAATAGGGGTATCAATCGATCCGATCGCCTCCCAAATCAATACCAAAATGGCAAGAGGGACAAGAATCAACATGGGAGCCATAACCAACCCTAGGATTAGAAAAATAATGAATCCCGATGTACTAGCGATTATGCTTTGACCAATACTCATAAGGCACCTCCTATAAGTTCATTATAGGGGTTACCTCTTTAGATTAAAAGCCTTTTTTTGTTCTTTTTGGATCTCGGAAAACGTTTCGACAACAATTTCCCGCCAAGCAATAAAATCTTTAAACGGCATCCGGTACCAGTCAAGAAAAGTGAGCCCGGTATCCAACATGGACAACCGAACACACTGTTTCTTTAACTCTCTGACGGAAAGCTGAACTCCACCGCCGACTCTTGCAAAAAAGAGAGAACTTGTCCTTTAATTCGCACGTAAGGGACCAGAGGCAAGTTCATAAAAAATTCCGGAGGAAGATCACTGGCTCTGGCAGTTATAAACAGCCAAAGTTTTCTTTCGACCTCAAGAGATAGATTCTTTCCTTTGGGAATAGAAGCAACAATTTGGTCAACAATAGCTTCGTAATTTTCTGCCGTCAGGGAATCTAAATCAATATTAATGCTTTCGTATTCCTTGCCCTCGAAGACTACAGGCTTTTTAAATTTAACCAGCACTTTTTTCTCCTTAACCTAAACCAAGCGCCTTGCGAACGTCACCGAGCTGATCGTTTCCCTGAACCTTGAAAATCATATTCAACTTATCGATTTCAACCTGTTCTTCATCGTTTACAAAGACTCGCAGGTAGGTAGTTTCAATCACCGTAGTTTGTTCAGACTTGGCATTGACCTCCGCACTGCCAAGAGCAGAGGACTTGACAAGACCGCGCAGGTGGATGCGAATTGCCTTGACCTGATTGTTATCAGCAGAGGCATTGATTTCGTTCTGCGCAATCCGGAATGTGAGACTTACCGTGCCGTCCCTTAGGAGATTAAGGCCCTCAGTCGTGATGGCATTCCAATTGATGGTTGTCTCCATTGACTGGAAATGTCCGGGGATCGGGGTTTCAACTTCACCCGCAATGCCGGAGCCGGACAAGGTATCCGTCATCTTCTGAATTTCCGGGAGGTCGACCGTACCAACGCCCAGGAAAATGTTTCCCTCATCGGCGGTAACGTTGAAATTGATGGTGCGGTCAGGAATGTAATTAGCACCGTTTGTTGCCATTATTTGACTCCTTTAATTAGCTAAACAACGCAGAAAGTGCGGTCGGGTCGTATTCCACAATGAATTCGATGTCACGATTCGGGGACGGAGGTGTAACCTTGACGTGGAATCTAGAAATGCCGTCTGACAGATCGGTAATCGGATTTTCGTCCTCGCGGAATTCAATTGTTCCGGCAATGAGGTACTCTCTCGCAACCAAACCATTCAGCCAAACCTGAAGGGTATTGGTAATTGTCTGAACCTGGCGACGATTAAGAGGTTTATCCAAACGCTGCCAGCATGTCTGAACAATAGTGTTGGAAATCCAACACATCATTCTGCGAATCGGAATGAACGCGTCCTTGGGATCGGTGTTTGCCGGATAGCAGGCAGTTCTATTTCCGAATGCACGAAGACCGCCAATAAAATTAAGGCCGGTCACGATGCCCTGGCTGTTCAAATATTCTGCGTTCGGCAGCGTTAACGGGACCTCGGTTCCTCCGGCCAGAACCATTCCGGTTGTGCTTAGAACTTTATTGGACGGGGATTCGTAAGGGACTCCGCCGTTGTCGCCGTCAACCTTAGCCATCAATGCAGCCAGCTGGGTGGAGATGTGATAGACCACTCCGTCCTGCTGCAGCATCGGCCAGCAAAGGACCTGTGCCGGATCAACGATGTTATTCGTATTTTTCCAGCTCGGAGCCGCAGAGTAGTTCTTTACCGTGCCGGTCGGAATGTCGCAGAGGCAAATTGCCCGGAAAACTTCGTTAATGCTGACAGCTTTGGCAGCCATAATTGTGGCGACCGTCGAATTGTCAGAAAATCCCGGGGCCAAGATAAAGCCTGGGACAACACCGAATAACGGGAAGACATCCTCAACAAGCTCGAGGCCTTTCTTGACTTCGAGACCGTCACTGCCGGTAGAAACACCGCCAATAATGTCGTTTGTTGTGACCTTAGAGGGGTCGCATTTTTCTGCAGCAAACGTTAGCTCGGTTCCTGTCGGGCAAATAAAGTCGCCGTCCTGATCTTTCAGGGACGTGATCACCAGCTCGCCGTTATCGTTGAAAGCCGTTAAGAAATCGGTCCCTGCTGTCAAAGATCCGGAAGAAGAGCTGAGGGTGATTGAGCTCAGGATAATTCCGGTTTCCGGGACGGTGGCGCTGGCGTTTTTAGTATCCAGAGTGACTTTGGTTGTCGTCGCAGTAGATTTATGGGTTGCAGGATCGAGAACGTTAACGATCAGGGCCGGGCCAACGCCAAACAGCTGGAACTGGGAATAAATGAATTCAGAAATTGAATATTCATATTTTTTCAGTCCGGAGGATGCATCCGTCTTAGGAGGAACAAATCCGAACTCCTTGACCGCTTCAGCATAATTTTGAACATACTTCACCTTATTGCAGGTTCCATCAGCCATATTGACCGGCGCGGTTCCGACGATAAACGGAATAGCGCTAGGGACAGAAACGACCGGAATCAGACCGGTCTGAATTTCTGAGCTATGCACACGATGCATATAAGCCATTTATTTGCTCCTTACAGAATTAAAAAACAGGTTCAACGGATGTCCTTTTTTGGCCAAATCAACTCGCGCCTGGGCCAAATCGTCCACATAAACAATGAGGCCCGCGACTGCAGGCCTCTTTTCGATGATTTCTTTTACCAACGAAGGCAAGGTTCCGCCCTGAAAGACCGTGAATCGATTCAGTCCGGACAGGCGAGGTCCTATGTAAATTCGAGTTTTATCCATAAAGTGCCCTTTGAAGGGAATTGCCGTAGGCAGAGAACGCAGATCCGCTTGTGATGTTCGGCAGACCAGCTGGGACGCACATCGGGAAATCAGAACCCCAGAGCGTTTTCAATTCCAGCTGCCAATACGGCCACGGCTGATCTTTGATAATCTGCCAATCCAGCTCCGGGACCAGATGGAATTTTTGTTTCAGAGGAAGCTGGGTAAATTCGACGATCGCATTTACAACAGCGTCCAGAACGTTGACCGCGTCTCGATAGCCCACAGAATCCTTCCCATAAGTGCCAACCACAATCGACACTTCAGTTTGCGAACGCTGTGGAGAAAGCTGCGCCGAATTTGCCCGGACTAAAACAAAAGGATAGGGATCCTCCTCTTTTGTCGGCAGGTATCCGTCGATAATTTTCAAATTCCTGGCCGGCCCGTCCTTTTCCAGATCAGCGCCTCGGGTCGGCAATTTGATATTTTTTAGAGACGTTTCTAAATGCTCTCGGAGAGCATCACACAAATCTAATGTCATTTTGTTCCTTTTGACAGAATTCGCTTGACTTCATGATCCAGGCGGCGTTCAAAGGTTTCGGCAACGGCCGATTCCAATGTTTTAACGACTTCTTCATTGGCAGCCATACCAGCGACAGACGGGCCAAACACCGGCTCCAACGGGTAAGAAGAGGAAGTCGTTCTCTGCAGCAATACCTTTTTTCTAACAAATCCGCGATCCACGCTTTTAAGGCCTGTTTTCCTGATTCCCAAACGAACCTCTCGGCGTTTCGCGCCGGTCGTGTCCGTCCGGGGCCTCATGGCAAATTCACTGGCAAACAAGTTCGGGCCTCGGACCCTAATTTCGGCAGACGTTGAGCCCGACCCTTTGACCCTTTTTGCAGAGATGGCACGACAGGCCGTTTTTGCCTTGATGCTGTATTCGCTCCGAATTTCCCTACTGAGTACTGTTTTGCTGTGAGACAGCGTTCTGCCCATTGCAGCAAAGCAGGCACGTTGCAAAGCTCCGGGCAAACCATTCAAACGCCGTTTAGCGTTTTCGAACGAATTTCGGCTCATTCATTGTTTTCCTCGCACGTGATAACGAGCATCCCGACCTCATCGGAGATAGCGGCAACCCGGTGAAAAGAGCCGTCAACAGACAAGTTTTGGTTAACCTCGGGCGTTGGAATATCGCCTTTCTTGACGAAAATTCTTAGCTGGTTAGTGCTGAGGCCGTAATACGGCTCTGACATCAGGCCGGGATTCGGCGTTCCAACGTTCGTATCGATGACGCAACGGACGATTCGAGAGCCAATTCGGTGCTGCTTGCCGAAGTCTCTCAAAAATGTACTGTCAATGTCGGCATGAAACATTGCGTCGTAATCATTCATCATTTTCCGGCTCCGGCTGCAAAGGAAGTTCTTCTGTTACATCGGTCTCAGGTGTCTCAGTTGCCTGAGTCGGTTCGGGGGCTGCCTCGGAGTTATTCTTCGGTTTTACATACCTTTGCAACGGAGCAGGCAGCGGCTGATCCTTCGGCCACTCGACAATTTCTCCCGGACAAAAAACTTTTCCTTCGTGGTGTAAATAAAACTGCGGTCGGACAATGCATTTCATAGTGTTTCTCCAAAGAAAAAGGGGCCGAAGCCCCTGAAGGATCAGCTCAGCAGAGCGTCAGAGAAGAGGCAGAAGCTCTTCGGATGGCGGACTGCAATATCGATCGTCTGCAGTGCGCGGATTTCAACGCCGCCAGACTTCCAAGCGTTGCCGTAACGGTTAACATCAATTTCAAGGAAGCCCCATTCACCAATGAGGAGATCGGCCCAATTGCCGAAATACATTTCGTGGCAATTTTTAGATGTGCCCTTTTCAAGACCGCTTCG